TAAAGCATTTGATACTCAAGCTAAAGCAGAGGCTAAACTAAACTCAGCTTTAAAAGGTAATGAGAAAGCTTTTAAAAATTTAAAATCTGCAGCTCAAGAATTTCAAAAGGTATCTACTTTTGGAGATGAGGAAATAATAGAACAACAAGCTTATCTCGCAAGTTTAGGAATGACTGAAGAGCAGATAAATTCTGTTATTGCTGCTTCAATGGATTTAGCTTCTGGTACTGGTCAAACTTTAGAATTTGGAGTAAAGAATCTTGCAAAGACTTTTAGTGGATTAACTGGAGAACTAGGAGAGAGCATACCAGCCTTAAAAGATTTAACTACAGAGCAATTAAAATCTGGAGAGGCAGTAGATGTCGTTGCTGAAGCTTTTAAAGGCCAAGCTTTAGCAGCAGCCAAAGCTGGTGCAGGAGGTTTAAAACAACTGCAGAACAAGTTTGGGGATCTAATGGAAACTATAGGCGCAATGCTAATGCCTATTTTAAATACTTTAGTAGATGGTATTAATGGGATGTTAGATGCCTGGAATGGTTTAGATGAGGGATTACAGATAGCTATAATAGCTTTTGCAGGTATATTAGCAGCTATAGGCCCAGTACTAACTATAGTAGGTGTACTAACTACTGCTATAGGTTTTATGCTATCTCCTGTAGGATTAATTATAGCAGCAATAGCAGCATTAACTGCAGCTTTTATTTATGCCTATGATAACTTAGATGCATTAAAAGAGGTAGGTGCTATGGTGTTTGCTACTTTACAAAATGCAGTTATATCATTTATACAATTTCTAGTACAAAACAATCCATTTGCATTATTGATAGAGGGCTACAACTTTGTAGCAGAGGCATTTGGTAAAGATAAAATCACTTTTTTTGATGATGTCTCTGATTCTTTAGAGGGTTTAAAAATGAAGATACCAGAAGTATCTACTGAGTTTGGATCATTTGGAGAAGCTGTATCTAATGCTGCTACAACTGCTAAAGAGGCTCTATTTGGAGTAGGAGAGGCTGCTGGTGTAGGAGCTGAGCTGCTAGGTGGGCAAGGTGGAGAGAGTACAGGAGGCTCATCTAGTGGAGGTGGATCTACTGGTGGTGGTGGAACTGCTACTGGTGGTGGAGATAGTGGTGGAGGTGGAGGTCTTATAGAAAAGATGCAAACATTGACAGAGGCATCTAAAGAGTTTGGTTTATCTATGGCTAATGATTTTGCAGGTGGTTTAGCTAATGCAGTTACATCTGGAGAAAATTTCTTTAAATCTATGAGTACAATATTTGCAGATTTATTAAAACAAATAGCTGCATTAATAATAAAAGCTGCTATACTAGCTGCCTTATTTGCGATGATACCTGGAATGGGTGGTGCAGGTGTTGCTACAGGCTTTAAAGATATATTAACTGGATCATTAACAGGTAGAGCATCTGGTGGCTCAGTAGTAGCAGGTCAGCCATATATGGTAGGAGAGTCTGGAGCTGAGATGTTTGTTCCTAATAACTCTGGTAGTATAGTAGCAAATAATAATTTAGGAGGCTCAGTTATTCCAGATGTTAGAATAAGTGGATCAGATTTAATGCTAGTATTTAATAGAGAGAATAAAAGACGAAACGGAGTAAATAGATAAACATGGCTGCTATATTATATTCATCTACTTTTAAAACTCAACACAATAGAGAATATACTATTGAGATTAGAAAAAAGAATACTACAGGAACTACTCAATATTTTGATTTAGCTAGTGATGGGTTTACTTTAAAATATGATCAAGGCTCTAATTTACGATTAGCAGAATTAATGCCTAGTACATTAACATTCGGTTTCATTATTAAAAATGAAACTGAGCGTATTTTTGTGAGAGATGTTTTGTCTGCTCCTAGAGGAGAGTATTATATCAGAGTACAAAGAACAGGTTTAAGTAGCGTATATTGGGCTGGATGGATAGAGCCTGGATTTGATACTTATGCTGATACTGCATTCCCTTATACTACAGATATTAGAGCAACAGATTCACTAGATGTAGTTATAGATAAATACACTAATGTATCAAATATAATACCTACAGATAACTATAAAGATCTTAGGCATCCTATGAAAGTACTGCAGGATAAATACGATTTAAATGAAGTATTTGCAGTTAGATTATATAATTTTGCTATACAATGGAAAAACAATGCAAGTGATCCAGATCCCTTAGTAGATCCATCAACAGAAACATTTTATAATAGACAGGCTTTCGTAGATAATCCGATAGATTTCCCTAATATAATTAGAGATATTTATACAGAGTTTAAAGGAGTCTATAAAGCATTTGGATGCAGGGTATTTTTTAGTGAGGGCCAGTATAGAATAATACAAGATAATAGTTATAATTTTAATTATAAAGAATGGATTTATTTAGATCCTACTAGCTCTACAACTTATCAAATTAATACTCCTTATAATCAAATAGCAGTAAATAATGCTTTATCTCCTACTGCTAGTAATAATGCAGTAGCTTTAGGAGGTGGTACACACACATTTGATCCAGAACTAAACTCAGTTAGAGCAAATTTCGTCTTTGGAGATGCAGGAGCAGTATTTGATCCATCTGAGGATTATAATACTTTTACTACTATAGGTATTTTAGGTGGAGGTAGTGCAAACATGCTATTAAGTTTAAATTTACAAACTCAGCAAACTCATACAATGCCTAATCCTGCTGGGCCATTTCAACCATTAGGAGTAGTAGGAGGAGTGCAGCAGAATAATTTACAAGGATTAGCAAGCTCTACATTATTTACATGTAAGTTTAAATCTGGATCTTATTATCTAAATTGCAATATTAATCTTAACTCTGCAGATAATGGCTCTAATGTATCTTTAAATAATTTTGAATGGAGCCAGGATTCTAATAATGAGGTAAGGGTGCAAGGTACTGCTCAAAATCCATTTTGTACTCCGATATTTGACTATGATTTACCTGCAGCAACAACTACAGTAAAATTATACTTTCAAAATGTAGAGATTCCTCCTCCTCCTTTTTTTGGAGAGCTACAATTCAAATACTCTGCAGTTATTACTTTTTTAGATTCGGTGCCTGCTATACCATTATCTGCTAGTTACGATGATTTAATAATAGCAGTAGCATTATGGTTTAATCCTGCTAATCCTCCATTGACTACTACACAACAAATAAATACAATGGCTCAAATGGGTGGGCCAGCCATGATTATTAACCCATGTAGTTTAGCCTATGCTGCTAATGATTCAAATAATCAAGGTGCTATATACATGGCACAACAAACGCCATCAGTAACTAATCCAGATTTTAATTTAGGAGATGTTAAATTAGGAGTAGTACTAGGAGAGTCTGATAGTATAAAGACTTTAGCTTTTGATGATGCAGGAGATTTTGCTCCTATTACAGGGATGAAAAATGTAAATTTTGGTACTTATATTAGCCCTACTAGATTACTTTGCAGAGAGTATTTAAAAGGTCAAAACAAACCAGTCAACATTTGGCAGGGTACTATTGAATCTACAAACTATGAAGCTCATAAATACTTATACTTTGAGGATTATATAAATACTGTTCCTAGTAAATGGATATTTATGCAGGGTAGTTATAATGCAGCTAATGAGCAATGGAATGGCTCTTGGTATAAATTAGATGTAAATGAGAATGAGGTATTTAATGAAACAGAGGATATAAATAACGATCCTAATCCTCCCTTTGATCCTGGCCCAGTAGATACAGGTGGGCATGGAACAGGTAATCCATTACCAGAAAAAATACCAGGCAAATATAATCTTAGAGCAAATAGTACTAATGTAAATGATGCAGTATTATCATTAATTAAAAGTAATGAGCTAGGTATAACTACTATAGCTATTCCTGCAGCTATCTATAGTGATGGCGATGAGATTGATTTAACAGGCATAAGATGTGATTTAAAAATAAACCAAAAAATAATGCTCTGTGATGATAACGGAGGTAATTTTACATATTTAGAAACTTATGCTGCTAAAACTGCAGGTAGTACTAAGGTAAGTATAAAAGCTAAAACATTATCTAGAAGTTATCCTGTAGGCTCTGTATTAATGATACAAAGCAATGATTTAACTAATGTTATTACTGGTGGTGTTTCTCAAATAGTTGCAGGTACAAACGTAACTATCAGTCCAAGTGGTGGTACTGGAGTAGTTACTATAAATAGCACTGGTGGAGGAGGATCTCCATCAGCACCTACAAATAGTGTACAATATAATGATGGAGGGAATTTTGGAGGAGAATCTGAATTTAAATACTTTCCAACTTCTAACGATTTATATGTAAGCAAAACAAATTCTACTTTTTATGGTACAAATAATAGTGGTAGAACTTATTTTGATGAAAATGCAAATATTCTATTTTTTCATTTACATGCCCAAGATTTTAATTTAGGTAATAGTAATGCTTATTTTATTGTTTCTGATGATGGAGGTAACACTAAACAAAATGGATATGATAAGAGAGCCCCTTTGAGGATTGCTAGTACATTCTTACCTAATTCATATAGAATAGTAGCTTTTGAATGTATTACTAGTATAACAAGACCATTAGCATTCAGATTAAGTACATGGTATACTGGAACTAGTACAATTATAATTACAGGAGATACAAATCAAATAATAAGTTTAAAAAATCCTCATACTATACAACCAGATGAATATTTCAGTATAAATGTAGTTTCTGATGCTGATAAATTTGAGGTATTTGGTGCGAGAATATATCTAACAAAAGTTTAAAAATGGATAAAGACACTACAGAGAGTATAATAGTTAATGGAGCTGCAATTGGATTGAGCTTTACAGAGTTAGAGCCTGCATTAAGATTATTAGGATTAGTTATAGGTATAGCATTTACATTGTATAAATTTTATTTAGCTTATAAAAATGAAAAAAGGCGTACTAATAAGGATTAAAGACAATGGTACACAAACTCTAGGCAGGCTATTTATATTTAATGGCTTAGATATAGAATTTGAATGTGCTACTCTAGAGCTGCCATTTAAAAATAATGCTAGAAACATCTCCTGCATATTGCCAGGTAGATATAAAGTATCTCCTAGAAATAGCCAAAAGTATGGGGATCATTTTTTAGTAGAGAATACAATGCTTAGAGATTTTATCTTAATACATGAGGCTAACTACTATACAGATCTAAAAGGATGCATAGGAGTAGGAGCAGATTTTATAGATATTAATAAGGATGGAGAGCTAGATATAACTAGCAGCAGAGCTACTAAAAAGAAATTATTAGAGATAGCTCCTGCAGGTTTTGAGATTATAATTTTAGCTGCAGATAAAAATAATTAGATATTTTTTTGGATATTAAAGTTTAATGTTTAACTTTGAACCATCAAACAAGTACTAATTAACAAAAAGACAAGATTATGACTACAATTTTAACTACAGAAAAAAACGGTTTTACTTACACTATCGAGTTTAACGGATCAAAAACTTATTTAGTATTAACAAAATTCGGTTGCGAGGGTTATTTTTCAACTTTAAGAAAAGCTAAAAATTTTATAAACAGAATATAATAACTAGGAGCGTAATGCTCCTTTAACCTATAAAGACAAGATTATGACAAAAGAGATCAAGAACAAACTGCAGAGCCAAAAGCTAGAGATTACACATCTAATTTCTATGCAGCTTATAGAATCATTAGTAAGGCCAGATGAGGGTAAACTAAATAGCTTACATAAGCTACAAGAACTGAACAACGAACTTTTAAAAATGGTGCAAGATGCAAGTAATTAAGAAAAAAGATTTAATATACAAACTTCTACTAAATAATCCAAGATTTAGAGATAACGATCAAGCTCTTATAAGTCACATTTGGAGCTTAGAAATACCTAATCTACAAACTACTACTGCAGAGCATGTATTAAGTTTATTAGCTGATAAGAAGCTATCTAATCCAGTTAGTATATGGAGGACTAGGCAAAAGGTGCAGCAGGAGATACCTGCTCTGAGAGGTGCCTTATATAACAAAAGGCATGCAGCTGCAGAAATAGTTAAAAAAGAAATAGTTAATCAACAAATAGATCTAATCAATGCCATATATAGAGAGAGCAAAAAGGCTTAATTATTTAAAGCTTTACAGAGTGAATAAGAAAAAAGAGAATATTAAAAAACTAGCTAAAAAAGTAAGAACTGGATTTGTAGAGGATAACACATGGGTGTTATTTATGGGAGAATCATATAGAGTAACAACTAAAAATATATACAATGGAAAAAAGTAGTGTAGTAAAAAACGTACAAGGAAACGGAACCTTTGACTGGAATGGTAAAACATTCTACAAGTTTGTAGTAGAGTTTGCAAATGGAGATAGTGGAGATTTTAACACTATAAACGAAACGCAAAACAAGTTTAAAGTAGGAGAGGAGGCATCCTATACAATAGATACAAAGAATCCACAATATCCTAAAATTAAACCTGTTTGGAAGCCATCAGCAGGAGGTAATGGAGGTGGATTTACTCCAAGAGCTACAGATCCTAAAAAGGAACTACTAATAGTTAAGCAGGTATGCCTAAAAGCTGCAGCAGAATTAGTCAAAAAAAATGATCCATCAGCAGTAATTAAAACTGCATCAGTATTTGTAGAGTGGGTTATGGAGGGTAAAATGCCAGCTAAAAATGATGGCTATAGGAATACATCAGATGATAATCTCCCTTTTTAATGGCTATTAAATATAAAAGACTATTAATTCATAGGCTTAGTAGAGTTAAAAGATGTGATACTGATAAAGCCTGGGCCATATCAGATGGCTTTAAAAGTATTGCATTTTTTTCAAAAAAGCATTGTAATTTAATAGAGGTAGATGGAGATTATGAGTATGAACATTGCCTAGAAATACCAGAGTGGTTATATAGAGAAAGCGAAAATATCAGAGATTCAGTTAAATTTATAGAACAAGAAAATGGAGAAAGATCTAAAAGAATTAGTCAGAGTTAAAACTTATGCAGATATGCATAAGGTTACTACTACATCTGTATATAGGTGGGTAGATAAAAAAATAATCCAGTCTGTAGATATAGATGGAGTTACATTTATAAAAAAAGGAGCCACAACAAGTGCAGCTCCAATTAAGACAAAAAGATAAGACCATGCAAAATACAAAATTAAATAAAGAGGAGCAAATATCTCTATTGATAATATTAGCTACATTTAAATCATTACATGAGCAGCTATATAGTTTAAAAGGAGTACATGCCCAGAGGATTAAGATGAGATTTAACAACCTTATAGCATGCTGCAGGGCATACGAAAAGGAGATAGATGCTAGATGGTTAAAAGAAAATACACAGGCAGTAGATGATCTGCATGATGCCATTACTGATCTAATCTACATGCTTAGAGATGGAGTAGATAAATTAGAGCCTAAAAAGAAAGCTAAAAAGAAGCCTACTAAAAAAGCTAAGAAATGAATGTACTAGAATTATTTGCAGGCTCTAGGAGTATTGGTAAAGTAGCAGAAAGTAGAGGCCATAATGTATTTAGTATAGATGTAAAAGATTTTGACAATATAGATTTAGTTATAGATATTGAAAATCTAACTCCTGATCTTATCCCATTTGTACCAGATATGATATGGGCATCTCCACCATGTACTACATATTCATTAGCTGCAATTAGCCACCATAGGCCTAAAGATAAACCTAAATCAGATTTTGCATTTAAAAGTGATAATTTAGTAAGAAATACATTAAAAATTATAGCTTATTTTAATTGTATTTACTACATAGAAAATCCTAGAGCTACATTAAGAAAGCAACCATTTATGAAAGGTATTCCTAAAACTACTATTTGGTATTGCAAATATGGAGATACATCAGCTAAGCCTACAGATATATTTAGCAATAATATATACTCTATTTTTAATCCTACTGGATGGCAACCTAGAGCAGAGTGTTGTAATGGTAATAAAAATTGCCACCATGAAAAAGCTCCTAGAGGATCAGCAACTGGTACACAGGGAAAATCTAATAATTATTTTAGGTCAATTATTCCCTATGAATTATGTGAGGATATTATTAAATCTACAGAAAAAACAATACTATGAGAGATAGCTTTATATTTTACAGATCATTTTATGAGGCTACTCAGTATCTCGAAAAGGACCAAAAAGCTGATTTATTTGATGCAATAGCTAACTATGCATTGAATCAAGAGCAGGTAAAATTAGATAACGTATGTAGTGCATTATTTAGCTTAATTAAGCCACAATTAGATGCTAACTATTCTAAGTATTTGAATGGTAAAAAAAAAGCTAAAAAAAGCAAACCTGTAGCAAAAATTAGCAAACCATTAACTAATGTAAATGTTAATGTAAATGATAATTATAATGTAAATGTAAATGATATATATATGAGCTTTGCTCATTTGCGTTTATCTACTACAGAATTTAATAAGCTATTAGAAACCTACACAAAGGACCAGATAGATTATATGATAGGACAGATTAAGAACTACAAAAAGAATAAGAACTATAGCAGCTTATACTTAACTCTATTGAGCTGGTTAAAAAAAGAGCATAAGAATGAAAAAAAACGAAGTAGCGATTTCTCAGAGAGCAGAGCCTTTGGAGTTAGTTTATAGTAAACAAACTAAAATAAGACAACTAGAAGAGCATAGCAGCATCTCTACTATGATTAATTACTTGTATGTGCTATTAAATATAAAAAAGGATAACCAACTAAACGAAATAGAAGAAAGTGTCTTAAATGGCTTTATATTGAGTAATTACCAAAACTATACAACAGATGAAATAAAGCATGCATTTAGATTAGCAGTAGCAGGTAAACTGCAGATTGATATGTATCAAAAATTGGATTCTGTTACATTTGGTAAAGTTTTAGTAAATTACAATAAATTTAAACAACTAAAAATAAAAGAATATACCATGAGTAAAAAAGTAAAAAAATCAAAACCTACAGATATAGAATTAACTGCAATAGAAGCAGAGTTTATTGAAATTTGTGTAATGCCATACGTACAGGAAAGAAAAGAACTAAAAGAGCCTAAAATAGATTTTGGTACTTTAGCAATATTTGACTATTTCTGGAAACGTAAAAGCATAAAGCTAACTAAAAAAGAAGTAGCTAAATACAAAGATTTAGGAGAAAAGGCCTGGAAAGAAAGCCTTAAAAAAAGGAGATCTTTAGGAGAGAGAATTGATATAAATGAGCCAATGGGAAATAGAACATCTAAATTATACTCAAGCTGCATAGCTTTATATGATAAAATAGATGATATTATAGAGCTAGAAAAAATTAATGAGATGGGATGGGATGCAAAGCAGTAGAACTGAGGCCCAGTTACAAAAGGCAGTAATTGACTATATTAAGCTCCAATATCCTAGTATTAGATATTGTGCTAGTTTAGGAGGCCAATATCAAAAATATGTAAGCCAAAGAAAAAAGGCCAAAGATACAGGATATATTAAAGGATTTCCAGATCTACAAATAACTGAGCCAGTAGGTAAATATCATGGCTTATTCATAGAGATAAAATTAAATAAAAAAAGCTATCCCAGTCAAGCCCAAATAAAGTGGATTAAAGACTTAAATAATAGAGGATATTATGCAGTAGTTTGTAAAGGCTTTGATGAGTGTATAGAAACAATTAACAACTATTTTAAAGAACAGATCAATGAAATTTAAGCTAATTATTAAGCAACTATTTAAGGGCATATTGCCTGCCTTACCATTTGGTAGAGTGCTAGAGGAAATATCCTACAACATACAGGACGATGAGTATAATGAGCCAGGCTCTATCAACTGGCCTAAGCTAATAATGTATATCATAACAGGCCTTATAGTAATGGGTAGGCTACTAGGTGTGATAACTAATGAGGATGTATCCACACTAATAGAAGCTATAAGCAATGCCAACAATACCTAAAGGTAATAGAACTACATTAGCAGTAAAGGCTAGGAGTAAGTATGTAGAGCAGAAAGCTAATGCATTCAAAGGTATGGATAGATCTAACTCTAAGATATACAAGAGTAAGCAATGGCAAAAGGTTAGGCAGTTAGTATTACATAGACAACCATTGTGCGTAATGTGTATGGATAAGAATAGATATACAACTGCTAATACTATAGATCATATCATACCTATTAACAAAGGAGGATTAATCTATAGCTTAGACAACCTACAAGCTCTCTGCAGCTCATGTCACAACTCTAAGAGTGCAAGAGATAGAAACAGATAGGTAGGGGGCATATAATCTCTAGAATGAGCTCTTAGAAGACCGCAGCCCCCCAGTTTCTTTTTTGTGTATGCAAAATTGGAGCTTTCCAGAGGGAAGAGGCATTTACGCAAAAAAAGGGTTTACTATTTTTGTAGTTTCTCTACTTAGTTTAAACTAAAAATAAGACAAATAATGGGCAAAGGCAGACCAGCGAAACCTACGCAACTAAAAAAAATGGCAGGCACAGATCAGCCATGTAGAATAAATCCTAATGAGATGCAAGTATCTCTCCTGGCTAATATACCAGAGCCTCCATATCAATTAAATGAGTATGGATTTCATGAGTATAATATTGTATGCATGGAGCTGCATAGTAAAAGAATGCTGCATTTAGTAGATTTAGCTCTAGTTACATCCTATGCTAATGAGATGGGTACTTATATTGAGATGGAAAATTACCTAAAATTAAATGGTAGGGTAGATGAGTTTTTTAATGAGGATGGTGCATTGACTAGAAGAACACAGAAACCAGAGCAAAGGATAGCCACAGATAGCCTAAACAAAGCTTTAAAAATAGCTTGCCAGTTTGGATTAACTCCATCAGCTAGAACTAGGATCTCAGCTCCAGAGATAATAGATAACACATTCAAGCTATGAAAGAGTATTATTTTGATGAGGAGGCTGCAGATAAAGCAGTAGAATTTATAGAGGGTTACTTAACACATACAAAAGGAGAGTTAGCTAAAACTCCATTTATATTACAAGAATACCAAAAAGAGCAGATTATAAGGCCTATGTTTGGCTGGAAGTGTGCAGATGGATCTCGTAAATTTAGAACTAGCTTTATATTTTTACCTAGAAAAAATGGTAAATCTACACTAGCTGCAGCTATTATTTTAACTCTATTATACTTAGACGATGAATTCGGAAAGGAGCTATATAGTGCAGCAAATGATAAAGAGCAAGCTAAATTAGTATTTGAATGTGCAAGAGTAATGATTGAGAATAATCCAAAGCTAGATAAATATGTAGAGATATTTAAAAATAGTATAGTATATAATTCTCAAGGCTCATTCTACAAAGCTATCTCTAGGGAAACATCTACAAAGCATGGTTTTAATGCATCTGGCTTTATATACGATGAGCTGCATGGAATGAAAGACGATGGTACAGAAAATCTATGGCAAGTATTAGAAACAAGTACAGGAGCTAGAAAGCAGCCATTAGCCATAGCTATTACTACTGCAGGGTTTGATAAGTACTCTGCATGCTATAAAATGTACTCCTATGCATGTGATGTTAGAGATGGAATTATCAAAGATGAGCAATTTTTGCCAGTAATATTTGAAGCTGATGCAGATGCAGATATAGCAGATCCTGCAACATGGGAGCAAGCTAATCCTGGCTTAGATGTATCATTAAAGAGATCATACATGGAGAGAGAGGCAAAAAAAGCCTTATCCCAGCCTAGTTATGAGAATATATTTAGGAGATTACATCTAAATCAATGGACCACATCAGAAACTAGATGGATAAATGATACTGATATTGTAGCCTGTAATGGTACTATATCAGAGGAGATATTACTGCAAAATCCCTGCTATGGAGGCCTAGATTTAGCATCTGTAAGAGATTTAACATGCTTATCTTTATGTTGGAGGATTGGAGAAAAGATAATTTTTAAGCATTGGACTTTTATACCAGAGGATAAATTTGAGGGTAGAACTGGAGGTAACGATGGAGTAAACTACATGGATTGGGCAGAATATTTAGAGGTAACGCCTGGCAATGTAACAGATTACAACTTTGTTAAGGCTAAAATATTTGAAGTTTGCGAAAAATATCAAGTACAAAGTATAGCATTTGATAGATGGAATAGCTCTCAGCTTGTAATAGAATGCATAGAGGAGGGCTTAAAAATGAGTGCTTTTGGTATGGGTTATAAGAGTTTATCTCCTGCAGCAAAAGAAATAGAAGCTAAAGTACTTACAAATGATTTAATCTACTTCAATGATCCATTGATAAGATGGCAATTTAGTAATGTACAACTAGAAACAGATCCTGCAGGAAACATAAAGCCAAACAAGGCTAAAAGCTCAGACAAAATAGATAGTATAATGGCCATGTGCATGGCAGTAGGAGAAGAGATGTACTCAGAGGCTCCAGTAGTAAGTAAATATACTAGAGATGGTAAAGGCTTTTTTACTATTTAACTATTGCTTTATACAAAATAATTAATTAATTTGCAAAAAAATATATTTAATGGCATTTTTTGACTTTCTAAAGAAATCTACAAAAGCTCCAGAGGAGAGAAACTATGTAGATTATAGAATGGGATTAAATCTAAATCCTAAGCAGGTATTAGTTACTCCAGATTCAGCATTAACATTGACTGCAGTATATGCAGCAGTAAGAATTATAGCAGAAACTATAGCACAATTACCATTAAATTACTATAAAAAAACTGATGCAGGTAGAGAGATAGATTCAGATAGCAGCCTGCAGTATTTAATACATTCAGAGCCAAACCAAACGCAAACTAAGTACGTTTTTTGGGATTGCTTTATATCTACTATGATACTCTATGGTAATGCCTATGCATATATAGAAAGAGATCAGAGAGGCTTACCATTAGCATTAACTTTAATACATCCAGACGATGTAAAGCTAATTATTAAAAATGGTAGAGTAACCTATGAGATTAGAGGAGGTGCTATCTACGATGCATCAGATTTTGTGCATATTCCAGATATGACTTTAGATGGTTACAATGGTATATCTAGGATTACTATAGCTGCAGATAATATAGCTTTAGGTATAGCTGCACAAACTTATGGTAAAAACTTTTTTGAAAGTGGAGGTAAAATATCTGGAGTACTTAGGCATCCAGGACAATTAGGTACAGAGGCTATGCAAGCTTTATCTGGACAATGGCATTCTACTTATCATAGTGGTTATAATGGCTCATTTAAAACTGCAGTACTAGAGGAGGGAATGGATTACAAGCCTATACAATTAGCTCCAGATCAAGCTCAATTTTTAGCTACTAGAAAATTTAGTATTTCAGAGATTGCTAGACTAATGAGAGTGCCACCCCATCTGTTAGGAGATCTCGAAAGAGCCACATTTAGTAACATCGAAGCACAAGGTATTGAGTTTGTTCAGTTTTGTATAGCTCCTATTTTAGTTAAGGTAGAGCAGGAACTAAACAAAAAACTAATCTTTGAAAATCTAAAAGGGCAGCGATATTTTGAGCATTCTACTCATGCATTGATGAGAGGAGATTCTAAGAGCAGAGGGGATTACTATGCTAAGCTATTTAGTGTAGGTGCATTATCTCCTAACGAGATTAGAAGAAAAGAAAATTTAAACGATGCTAAAGATGGAGATGGGCATTATGTACCTATGAATATGATCAAAACAGATCAGAAGCCTAAAGAGGTAAAGCCTAAGGAAGCTAATCCTAAAAAAGAAATAATAAAAGAGGATGAAACAGAAGAAGCTAAAAAATAATTTAGAAGTTAGGCAATTTGAATGCCAGGAGTTAAGAGCTGAGAATACTGCAGAGGGTGTTATCGTTAGAGGGTACGCAGCAGTATTTGATAGCTTGTCTGAGGATTTAGGAGGCTTTAAAGAAACGATAAATAGATCTGCATTTGATGGAGTACTACAAAACGATGTAGTAGCTTTATTAAATCATGATAATAATATAGTGTTTGGGCGTACAAGCTCTGGAACTTTAAAGCTCTCAGTAGATGAGAGAGGATTAGTATCAGAGATTAAAATGCCTAATACACAAGCAGCAAAGGATACTATTGCTCTCATGGAGAGAGGCGATATATCAAAGATGAGTTTTGGATTCTATGTAGATAAGGATAACTGGGAGGAATCGGAAAGAGGTTTTGTTAGAGAGGTTAAGGAGGTAAAGAGGCTGGTAGATGTCAGCATTGTTACAAGGCCAGCCTATAATGATACATCTGTAGGATTAAGATCATTAGACTTATTTAAAAACAATAAAAAAGAGAATCCAGGAATAAGTAAATTAAAATTTAAATTATTAAAATTGAAGTAATGAAAAAAACTATCAAACAACTAAAAGATTCTAAAAATGCTGCATTAAATACTATGCAGAATTTAATAGATAGTGCAGAATCTGAGGATAGAAACCTATCAAATGATGAGCAAAATGCATGGAATGAAGCAGAAAAAACTGCAACTGATATGAGTGCTAGAGTAGATCGTTTAGAGCGTTCTATGAATCTAACTAAGACTCCTGTAGTGCCAGTTACATTTGAAACGCAAAATGTTGCAAAGAGTGATAAAGATCTAAAGAGATTTAGCTTTACTGCAGCTTGCCAGGCAGCTTATAATGGGCAAATGGATGGTATAGTAGGAGAGATGCACCAAGAAGCTAGAAACGAAAACAAAACTCGTTTATTTAGAGGTGTAGGTATTCCATCTATAGCATTAGAGCATAGAGCATCTCAAGACTTACCTGCAGCAGCTGGTAATGTTCGACCAACTGAGATAGGATCATTTATAGATCAGTTACAAAACAATTTAGTACTTGTTCAAGCAGGAGCTAATTTTTATTCTGGTATTACTGCAGATCGAAAATTCCCTATTATCGGAGGTATTACATCTGGGTTTATTGATGAAGCAGGTACATCGGCACAAGCAGCAGCAGGTAATATAGATGAGATTACATTAAGCCCAAACAAGCTAATTTCTGTAGTATCTATGAGTGCTGAGATGATGACACAAAACGCATCAGCAGAGGCAGCTCTACAGAGAAACATGGCTCGATCTATTTCTTCTACATGGGAGAAAGCTTTATTACAGGATGCAGCAACTACTACAAATGGCCCGAACTCTATTTGGGCAACTGCAGACCAAGTTACTATGAGTGGATCTCATTCTAAAGCTGAGTTATTCGAAGCAGAACAAAATATCCTTGCTAAGAACTTTAACCCTGCATCTGGAAACTTTAGCTACATCTTTAATGCTGGAGCATTAGCTAAATTAAAAGAGGAATCTGGAGTAGATTACGTACAGGCTTATGCAGACTATGCATCTAAGACTATAAATGGCTATCCATACTATGTAACACAGAACTTAGGATCTGCATCTCCTGCATTATCTGAGGCTATGATGTTTGGAGATTTCTCTGATGTACATTTAGCTACATTCGGTGGTTTGGATATTATTTCTGATCGATATACTGATGCTGCTAAAGGTTTATCTAGACTTGTAATTGTATCTCTAGTAGATGGTAAAGCTGCTAGAACTACTGCAGGATCTACATCTTTAGTTACTGGAGAGAAAGCGTAATAGATTATTTAATAATGATAAGGGGAGTGGGGAATTCCTGCTCCCTTTTTTTATATCTAGGATATGAGAAATGCAAATATAGAAAACTACACAGATTCAGAGCCTATTAGTTTACCAGAGGCTAAAGATTATCTAAGAGTAGATTTTAATAACGATGATACATTTATATCTGAGTTAATCTCTATAGCTAGAGTAAAAATATTAAAGGATACAGGCCAGGTAATGGGCTTACAAACTATTACTGAGTATTTTACTAATTGGGGAACTATTCCAACTACAGGAGGTAATTTAATTTTACCATTATCTTATATGGGTTATTGGGATGGCTCTAATGATTTTATAGTAAAGTATTTTGATATAAATAATGTTGAGCAAACATTAACTATTAATACAGACTATCTAGTTATCCAACACATGGGATTAATTAAGGTGCAGTTTATAAATACATTTAATACATTTGATAGATTAGATGCTATTAGTATTGAATATGAAATAGAGCCAGCAAATGAAGATAGTATTAGACCATTATTAATAGCTATGTATCTATTAATTCAGCATTACTATGATAATAGATCTGCAGTATCATTTTTAAAAGTAGATGAGATGCCTATGGGATATTTCAATATAATTAATCAGTATAAAAATTATATTTGGCAATGATACAACCAGGCAGACTAAGATATAAAACTACTATAAGTGTACCAGATATTCAGCAGCAGAATGACTATGGAGATATGGCTGTAGAGGGTGGTTTATCTTATACAAGATTTGCAGATATAAAATGGCTGCCAGGATCAGAAAAGATGTCTGCAGAGGTTTTAAACCTAGTTAAAAATGTGCAGTTTACTTATAGATATGAATCTATTACAGAATTAATAGATAGAATAGATTATATTAATTTTGATGGGAATGAGTTTTATATAAAATCTGTAGAGTATAGAGGACAAGGAAACCAACAACTAGTAATAATTAAAGCACATACTGCAATAAACTAATGGCTATAATACCTACTACATCTATAACAGGAGATAAACAAGTAGATCAGATACTTAAGGCATTAGGTAGAGAGGCTATTAAGGATGCAGATATTAAAGCAGTATTAAGGAAAGTAGCTAGGCCATTAATTAATGATATAAAAAGTAGAACTCCAGTAGATGAGGGAAACCTAAAAAAATCTATAGGAATTATTAAAGGATTAAAAGGCAAAAAAGGAAAGCCATTTGTTATAGTCGGGCCTAGATATTATAGTCCATATAAAGGATTTCATGCACATTTAATAGAGGCAGGATCTGAGATTTTTAATGTAAGTTATTCTGGTACTAAAATGTTTTTTCAAGCATTTCAAGGCTGGAAAGGAGGAGGATATAATGCAATGAAAGATCAGCTATTAGCATTGCTAGAAAAGAAACTAGAAAAGATTAAAAAGGTATGAGTACTACAACTGGATTAAAAGTAGGTAAAGCTATATTTAATATTTTAAGTAATGGCAGTACAATGAATTTAGATGGCATGGCTGCTAATAAAATCCAACCTATGCCAATGCTTGCTCAAGGTAATCCTCAAGTAGGTGTATTATATGAGATTTCTGGAATATTACCTATAAATATAAAGAGATTATTTAGAGTGCAAACTGCTCCTGTGTACATGGTAGATATATCAATTGAAGTTATACATTTAGACTATTCTCAATGTACTATACTAGCTGATGCAGTATGCCAGGATTTACAAGGTGCATCTGGTACATTTAATACCATTAAAGTTAATGGATTTAATTTAGATGGAATGCAGGAGGGCTACAACAAAGAGAGAAAGTATTATAGTAAGCTACTTAGTTTTCAAGCTAGAGTATTGCTATAAATAAATTTTTTAATTAAATTGCAAACAATAAAATAAAAAAAAATGGCAACAGGTTTAATGAATGGTACAGATCTCATTATAAGAGTAGGTACTGCAGATGCAAACGAGGAACCAGTAGCATCAGCTACTACATGCTCATTAGAGCTATCAATGGACGAAATTGATCAGAGTAATAAATCCTCTGGTGGGTGGAAGGCTATCATGGGTGGTCAGAGATCATGGAGTGTTTCTGCAGAGGCTTTATATCAAAATGAAGCTGTATCGGGATCTAAAGACTATACTGATTTTTGGAATCATATAGCGCAAGCTTCTGCAGATGGTGCATTAGCTCGTACTCCAGTTTATATAGAGTTTGCTCATGCAAACGGAACTGCAGGAGATAATAATGTATACTATTCTGGTTATGCTTATGTAACTAGCTTATCTGTAAATGGTGGTACTGAGGATCAAGCATCCTATTCTATATCATTGACTGGTACAGGAGTATTAGCAGTAACAGATGTATAATGGCTAAAGCTACTCCAGTATTTATAAATGGCAAGGACTATCCAGTAAAGTATGGGATGGCTGCTCTTAGGGCTTTTAGTGATGCTACAGGTATTACATTAGGCGAGCTAGGATCTATAGGTAATAACATGACTATTACACAGGCATTAGCTCTAGTATGGGCAGGCTTAAAAGATGGTGCTAGAGTTACTCAAAAAGATTTTAAACTATCTATAGACGATGTAGCTGATATGCTAGATGATGATGAGGATGCTATGACTAAAGTTTTAGCAGTCTTTGAGCATTCACTAGGAAAGAAGAAACCATCTAAGGTAAAAAAAAAGAAATAGGTACTATTGAAAGAGATCCTATTGATGATTTTGATCATTTAGAGAGGGTAGCTTTTGGATGGTTAAATCTAAGCCCAGATGAATTAGATGACTTAACTCCTAGAGAATTTAACAATAAATTCCAAGGCTTTGAGGAGCTGCAGGAGTTAAGAGATAGATCAGAATGGGAAAGATTTAGAATGCATGCAGCAACTACATTAGCACCACATACCAAAGGTGGTAAAGGAGTGAAGCCAGAAAAACTATGGCCTTTTGCATGGGATAAAAAAGCATCTAAATCTACATCTACTAAAATGAGCCAGGAGAGGCTAGAGTACTTAAGCAAAAGATCTAAACTTATTAAAAATGGCTAGAGGAGTTAATTTAAGATTAGGAGCTGATATAACAGATTTTGAGGCAAAGATGCAGAAAGCATCCAAGAGCTTTAAAAAGACTGGTGCAGCTCTTAAAAAGACTGGTAAGGCTATGACTATGGGGCTTACTGCTCCATTACTAGCATTTGCAGGAGCATCTGTTAAAGCATTTGATACTCAAGCCAAAGCAGAGGCTAA